TGATACAGGACCTACAGGACCTCAAGGTGATACAGGACCTACAGGACCTCAAGGTGATACAGGACCTACAGGACCTCAAGGTGATACAGGACCTACAGGACCTCAAGGTGATACAGGACCTACAGGATTTATATCAATATCTGGAATAAATTACTCTGATTATGTTTTTTGGAATAGTTATACAAATAATTGGGACGTTGGTAATTTTACAGTACATTTAGGTTCTGATTCAGGATATACAAATCAAAGTTATGGAAGTATTGCAATCGGTAATTCAGCAGGGTATAATTCTCAGGGACTAAGAAGTATTGCATTAGGTGAATTTGCAGGACAACTAAACCAAAAAAAAAGTTCAGTCGCTATAGGAACAAACTCTGGACAAATATCACAGGGACAATTTTCTATATGTATTGGTATCAATTCCGGACGAGAACAACAAAATGAAAGTTCTATTGCGATAGGAAATGATTCAGGAAATTATTTACAGTCATTTAGTTCTATTGCCTTAGGATTAAGAGCTGGACAAACTCTACAAGGAACTCAGTCGATAGCAATGGGATACGAAACAGGTTCTGATAATCAAGGCGAGCGTTCTATTGCTATAGGAAACAATTCTGGAACTACTAGTCAACAATTTTCTAGTATTGCTATAGGAAACAATTCTGGAAGTTTTGTTCAAGGAACTGGTAGTATAGCAATTGGTACATACGCTGGTCATGATACACAAGGCGAACAAAGTGTATCTATTGGGTATTTTGCTGGAAATTACCTTCAGTCAAATTACAATATTGCTATAGGTAATAATGCAGGTTCAAATAATCAAGCTGAATCTTCAGTTGCCATAGGTAATAACGCAGGTTCGAATAATCAAGCTATACAATGTATAGCAATAGGTAAAGAAGCAGGTCTTGGAGAACAACAAGAAAATAGTATATCAATAGGAAGTTTTGCTGGAAGAAATTCTCAAGGGCATTATAGTATAGCAATAGGATATAATTCAGGTAATTTATTTCAATCTAGTCAATCTATAGCATTAGGTCAAAATGCCGGAAATAACAATCAAAGAGAACGTAGTGTAGCAATTGGATATTTATCAGGTGAATCAACGCAATTAAATGATTGTATAGCGATTGGTAGTTTTGCAGGGCAAACAAACCAAAGAGTAGGAAGTATAGCAATTGGATATCAATCGGGACAAGCAACACAACAACAATTTGGTATAGCAATTGGATACCAAGCAGGGCAAGTAGGACAAACAACGGAAACAATATCAATTGGTTATTTAGCTGGGCAAACAGTTCAAGGAATTCAAAGTATATCAATTGGTAGTCGGGCAGGGCAAGGTACACAATCGGATCAATCAATAGCAATTGGTGTTCAAACTGCACAAACAAATCAAAGAGCTGGAAGTATAGCAATCGGATATCAGGCGGGTCAAGGAACACAAGGAACACAAGCAGTAGCAATCGGATATCAGGCGGGTCAAGGAACACAAGGAACTCAAGCAATAGCAATTGGATACCAAGCAGGCCAATTTTCTCAACAAGGAAATAGTATAGCGATCGGAAATTTAGCAGGACAAACGAATCAATCAGGACAGTGTATAGCAATTGGTAGTCAGGCAGGACAAGGTACACAATCGGATCAATCAATAGCAATTGGTGTTCAAACTGCACAAACAAATCAAAGAGCCGGAAGTATAGCAATCGGATATCAAGCAGGGCAAGGAACCCAAGGAACTCAAGCAATAGCAATCGGATATCAGGCGGGGCAAATAAATCAAGGAACCCATTCTATATCCATAGGTTATTTGTCGGGAAAAAATAACCAATTTTCCCAATCTATATCTATCGGTTTTAATGCTGGTTTTTCAAATCAAGGTCCCGCTTCTATAGCAATTGGAAGTGATTCTGGTAAATTTGGCCAGAGCACTAATAGTATTGCAATAGGAAAATTTGCAGGGCAAAGTAACCAAAGAGGAGATTCTATAGCAATTGGTAACTTAGCCGGCGTCGCAACCCAAGGAACATATACAATAGCAATTGGAACCCAAGCAGGACAAACTTCACAAAGAACTCAGTGTATAGCAATCGGTTATTTAGCAGGGCAAGGAACACAATTAGATTCGGCTATAGCAATTGGTAGTCAGGCGGGGCAAATAAATCAACAAGGAAATAGTATTGCAATTGGTAATCAAGCGGGTGTAAATGCAGGAGGTTTTAATAGTATTTCTATAGGAACTATTTCTGGAAATGTTCAAGGTTGGGATTGTATAGCAATTGGTAAATTCGCGGGACAAACTAATCAACGAACTCAAAGTATTGCAATAGGAGGTTCGGCAGGTCAAGCCACGCAAGGAGTACAAGGAATTTCTATAGGTCAACAAGCAGGTCAAACAAATCAAGGAACCCAATCAATTGCTATTGGTTATTTAGCAGGACAAGGAACGCAAGGAGCAAATAGCGTGGCAATATGTCAAGCAGCAGGACAATTTAGTCAGGGAACTCAAGCAATTTCTATAGGTCAAAACGCGGGAAATAACAATCAAAAAGAACGTAGTATAGCAATCGGACTAAATTCAGGACAAGCTACCCAATTAAATGATTGTATAGCAATTGGTAGTCAGGCAGGACAAACAAATCAAAGAGCTGGAAGTATAGCAATAGGATATCAATCAGGACAATCTACACAACAACAATTTGGTATAGCAATCGGATATCAAGCAGGGCAAGTAGGACAAACAACACAATCAATAGCAATCGGATATCAAGCAGGACAAACGAACCAAGGAACACAAAGTATAGCAATTGGTAGTCAAGCGGGTCAAACAAATCAACATGCAAATAGTATTATATTAAATGCTTCAGGAACTGTATTAAATAGTGACACTCAGAACGCTTTATATATAAACCCAGTTAGAAATGATAATAGTCTGACAAATAATACTGTCACCTATAATTCAACTACAAAAGAAATTGTCTACAATACTACTAAAACTTTTGTAATTCAACATCCAGAAGACGAAAGTAAATATCTTGTTCATGCTTGTTTAGAAGGACCAGAAGCCGGAGTATATTACAGAGGAGAAGGAGAAATAAAAGATGTATATATTGAAATACATCTACCAAAATATGTTAAAAATTTAGCAACAAATTTAACAGTATTATGTACTCCAATACAAAAAAATGAAGATGAAACAATATTACCTATATTAAGAACTTCAAAAATTTTAGACAATAAATTTAAAGTATTTTCAAATATTCCTTGTGAATTTAATTGGATTGTCTTTGGTAAAAGACAATCAATAGAAATTGAAATAAACAAAAAAGATATAAAATTAAAAGGTTTTGGACCATATAAATATATATGAAAGTAAAAAATATAAAAATTTCTTAACATAAATAAATGGTTAAAAAATCTATAAAACAACTTATATTTTTTGTAATGATATTTTGTACAATATTTTTAATATTAAAATTATCAGAATACTGGAAAGAACAAATAAACTTAAATACTGATATAACACAATTGTTAATATCTTTATTATGTACTTTTGTAATAATTGGTTTATACTATATAACACCTTTAACGCAATCATCTGAAAAATTTTGGGATGTTTCAGAATATGCTAAATGCAGGGGAGGATCTTATATGTGGCAAGGTGAATCTTCAGAAGCGAAATTGTGTCAAGATTTAGCAAATACACCAGAAGGAAGATGTGGTATAGCATCTTATAACTGCCCTGTTGGTTATAATGGTATTCCAAAATTACCTTTTGAATACACACCTTTAACAAATGATGAATGGAAAAATGAAAGATGTGATAAGAAACCAAAATGTCCTTGTGTAAATAACGGAGACAATATGACTAGTATGATAAAACAAGTTGAATAAAAATGTTTTTATAAAACAAGTTTTTATAAAAATTACAAAACATGGATTACAATATACCAATTACAAAATATGAAAAAGTACGTGTTGTCGGATTAAGAGCGACTCAAATTGCAAATGGTTCAAAACCTTTAGTAGATGTAGAAAACATGATAGATCCTTTAAAAATGGCTGAAAAAGAATTTAATTGTGGAAAAATACCTATCAATATAATTAGAAAATTACCAAACGGAAGAAAAATTTCAGTTAATATAAAACCTAATTAATATATAAAAATAAGAGGTTTGATTAAATGTGTTTATTACACATTTAATCAAACCTCTTATTTTTATGTTCAAAAATTATATCTAATTTTGGTTTTCCTATTTTTCTAAAATCCCATTTCTTAACAAATTCTTTATAATTAGATTTATATTTTATAGCTTTTAAAGTACCACATGATGTTTTACAAGAACTTAAATAACTATTAGGTAATTCTTTTATTAAATGATTTGTAAAATCTTTTTTCCAGGGAGCTATTTGGTAAAAAATATTTTTAGAAGAACAACAACTTAAAGCATCAGTTATACTTTGATCTCCTGTTAATAAAATATCTTTCAAAGAATATTTTATTAAGGAAAGCATAATATTATTTTGAACTGGAAAAATATCAAGTCTTATTATAAGGGTATTTCGTTCATCTGAACCTATAATTATTTTTTCGTCTTTAAAAACTAAAACAACTTTGCTAAAATTATTTTTATCTACGTATTTTAGAAATTTTTCAGGTTCTACATAATATTGTATCCAATCTGGACAAATTATTTGAAGATTATTAAAATTATATTTTGTTGTTAACATATTTAAAAATTTTAAAAAACATAAATCTGATCGAGATATAGTTTCAGCAATATAAGATAAAGCATATTTACTGCCTAATTTAAAATTTTTTATATCGTTTTTACTTGTTTTTACATCTGTAAATAATAATCCATCTCTACCCATTCCGATACCTGTATTAAAATCAAAACCTTTATTTAATTTATCATTATATTCAGAAAAAAAGAATGTATTACTTGTATCTGAATATGGAATAATTTTTTTAATATCTTTAATAGAAGGATATTTATCAGAAACTAAAGGTGCTACGAATATCAAATCATACCCTGATAGTTTTTTATCGGGACTTGTACCACCGAAATTTCTACATTGATTCATCTTAAATGTTTGAAGATGAATAATATCTTGTTTATTAACGCCTATTTTTTTAAATAATTCAGGTGCGGTTGTTGCTATTTTAACTTTACAATCGTACCATTTTTTTAAATAATTTTTTATTTTATTACCAAAAATAACATCACCGAAACCATGACAAGGATTACATAATATTAATACTTTTTTTCTTATCATTTTATAAATGGGATATATAAATAAATTTTGTGATAAAATCTATGTTATCAATCTTTTTGATAAAGAAGAAAGATGGAAAAAAGTTTCAAAACAATTCAAAAAGAAAAATATTAATATAGAAAGATTTGTTGCAATAGACGGAAGATGTAAAAATCAGTCTAAAGAAGCTTGTTTATCAAAATTAAAAACGTTTGAAATGTTATACGACATAAAAATATCTAATAAAAACAAAAAACCTATACAAGAATTAATACCAGCAAGTAGTTTAACAATAGGAACGATGATGATATTAAGGCATATGGTTAAACATAAATTAAAAAGAATAATGATATGTGAAGATGATATTGTTTTGGGTAGAAATTTTGAAGAAGATTTTAAACGAGGTATAAAAGAAATTAGTAAAACTTCATATAACGATAAATGGGACCTTTTATATATAGGTTGTGGTAATAGATGCGGAACATCCGGTATAGGAACAGAAAAAAGTAGAGAAAATCGTTATCTAAATACAGTTTCCCAATTTATAGATGAGAATATATACGTCAAAAATAAACTAGATATAAGAACAATATGCTATAATTGCAATCCTATTTCATCTCATATAACTATCCCGGAAAACGCCGGTGGTAGTTGGTGTTATATTTATTCACTTAAAGGAGCTAAAAAAATGCTAAAATTAATAGGAAACGATGCCGGAAATCATATTGACCAAATATATCAAAATTTACCAAATAATGGGGGTATGAAAGTATTGGCGTTTGATCCTCCAATTGTATGGCATGAAGAAGGTCTTATAAGAAGTGATACTGATATACCTTGGAAAATGTAAAAAATATAAAAAACATTAAAAATAATAAAAATGGATGTGAAAGAAATAATTTATAAATTTTTACATAAGCTCGTAAAAGAAAAACTCGCAAATAAAGAACCTAAAGATTTGGTATTTTACAACAAAGGAAGAGGTTTAATAAAAAGAAAAATTAACATAACTTATGCAAATGAACCTAATCAATATAATAATAAATCTGGAAAAAAATTTAGTATAGATGTAGATCATTATTTATTAGTTTCTAACTGGACATATGATGATATATACAAAAATCCTTTTTCTATTTTTACTGGAAATATACCAACCGTTGATTTATTATTATATATACAAAGTGGCAGAGAATATATTGTTTACGATAATAATAAATATAATATTCCATCTACGAGATTTATAGAAAAAATAGAATTAACTTATCCTGATAATAATAATTACATAATTATAAATTTAGAAATTTCTAATGTAAATGATGAAAGTCATCAAAATGTTATAATATTAGAAAAAAAGAATAGTCAAAAAAATTTATATCACTACGAATCACATAATATAAATTCGAATTTTGTTACATTATACACGCCGGTATACAAAGCATTTATCGAAGAAAAATTTAGAGAAAAAGGTTATAATATAATCCCAGAACAAAAAATATGCCCAATAGGTATTCAAAATTTTACTCAAGATCCTACAGGTTGGTGTATATTATATTCTCAATTATGGTTATTTACTGTATTGCACATATTATCGAAAAATGTAAATTCATTTATTCATGAATGGATAGAAAACGTTGAAAAGTATTTAATACAATTTGCTATTGATAAATATACCGACAAAAAAGATATATATTCCCTATATATTTTGTTCTTTTTAGAAATTGATTATTTAATACGTTCGAAAAATACAAAAATGTTTAAAGTAAAAACAAATTCTCCTCCTCCTAATATATTAAATAATATATATATTAAAGAACAAAATTTATTAAGATATTTAGTTTATCAGAATGATATTAAAACATATATTATACCAAATGACAAATTTTTTATAGTAAATTCTTTACATAAAGATATATTAGTTTTGTGTAATTCTTTAAAAGAACCTTATAAAACAAATTACATATTCAATCAATATTTTTTCTATTACGCTATGGTCAATAATTTTTTATTATCACCAATTGACATGAAGATTAAGGTAGGAAAAGATAAAAATTGTGATGATGAAAAAATATTCTGCGCTGATAATTTATATTGTGATTATGAAACAAATAAATGTAAAGAATATAAAGATGACGAAATAAAAGATAGTATAGTTTGCGAAGAAGATAAAGATTGTGATTATGGAATATGCGACCAAAATCGTTGTAGATTATCAAATATGAATGAAAGATGTAGAAACTCAGAAGATTGCGTTCCAGAAGAAACAGGATTTTTTCATTGGCTTAAGAGTTTTATAATACCGGATGATGCAGAACGAAAGATATATTGTATAAAAGACGATGACGACGAAGAAGGTAAATGTCAATATTTAGAAGAGAATAATCCCCTAAAATACAGAGCTAGAAATATTGAATAAAATTTTATAGTAATTAAATCTATTTTTATTTTGAAAAAACTAATGACAGAGTTTCAAAATATAACATTTATGCAAAGATTTTAATATACTACAAAATAGAATTGATACTGATATGAAAGATAAAAAAATCAGAATTTAAATCCCGAGGTTTTATGCTGTCTAAATAATGTGGGTGATAATATCTATATAGTTTATAATATATCAGTTATTATAGTAATTGAAAATAAACTTTCAGCTTGTAAACAAATAGTTAAACGTATTAAAAATGTTTTTAGAATGTAAAATACTTAATATACAAACAGGAAAAAAAATATTTCAGATTTTAATTTGGTAAAAATCCAAAAATTTTTATTCATCAGAGCAATCTGTACCTATTCTGTATAATATTATATTTTCTTAACTTTACCAATCATATATAAAATTTTTATCTACGTTCATCTTTATATTTATAATTTCATTTATTTTATTCATGTAAAAATATTTTTCCGACACTGTATTATAACCGAAAAAATATATACTTCTTTTATCTTGTTTATCAGGTGAAAAACCAAATATTATTTCATTCTCATCATTTTCTATTAGGTTTTTGTAAAATTTAATATCATTTAAAGGATATTCATTGAAATCTTTCTTTTTATTAAAAGAACATGATAATATAAAATCATTTACATTCTGCATTTTATATTATAATAATAAATTAAAATTTAAACTCTACAATTAAACTACCAAAAACACCTATTGTAATTAATCCTGTTACAATACATAAAACAATGCTTATTATAAATAAATTATTTCTATCCTGGTCATTTTTAGATTTTGCAACCGATGTAACATACCCGGAATATATACACAAAGCGATACTTGTTACTAATAATATTAATAATATTTGATTCATTTAATAATTAATTATATTTTTTTTCTGAAATTTCTTCAATCTTATTATTATTATTCATACCACTCATCATCGATGACATCATTGACATCATCGATGACATATCAGGTTGTCCGTTTGAATTTGGTTTACCAAGCATGGTAGACATATTATTAATCATACCAAGAGCTTGTTTTGCCTGTGGATCATCACCAACTTGTTCTCCGAGATTAGACACCATACTTTGCACTGCTCCCAATAATTTATTCATGTCAAGTTTTCCAGAAGATAACCCACCTTGCATTCCAGATAATAGTTCGTTAAACACCCCTGAACTCATCATAGATGACATCGCTTCCATAGGATTGGCATTTGGATTTATATTTTTTTCAACCTTTGAAATTATGTCAGATAAAAAGTTGCTTTCGTCTACACCGCTTTTACCTTCTTCGACAGATTTTTTAAGAATTTCTTTGGCTTTACCAGCAGGGTCTAGAATAGCACTTATAGTTAGCAAATGTCTCCATACAGTTTCCTTACAATCTTCATCGCAAAGATTATAAATTGTTTTTAGATCGATATACACATTTTCAGAATATTGCAATTTAGTATTAGTTAATTTTGAAAAATTTTGTTCCATTAAAGATTCTCTATTATCAATACAGAAAGTGTAAAATAAACCAATGTGTTTTTTAATTGCATTGTCGTGAGAAATTTGAGTCTTATTTATAAGTCTATTATATAATTTAAGTTGTTTATATTTATTACCAACTACACTATTAACATCATTTATGAAATTACAGATACTTTTAAACGCTATTAAATTTGTTTGGTCGTTCATTTTTACAATATAATAAATAATATTTTAAATTAATATTATTTAAAATTGAAAGTTTTATAATATTTTAAATAATATTTTAAATTAAATGTTAGAAGAAAAGATATCAGTATATGTGGCAAGATTAGAAGATGAAAATAATTTACATAAAAAGAAAATATTAGAATACGAACAGTGTATACAAAATCAAAAAGATATTATAGCGAGTCTTAAAGGTAAATTTAAAATGGAAAGATTAAAAACAGCGATATATTTAAATATATTAAATTCAAATGGTATCAATATAAATAATGTTATAGAAGAAACAGATGAAGGATTAAATATATATAAAACCGAAAATACAAATTTATCTGTAATTGTTCATGATTTTTTCAAAAATAAAAAAGAACAGGCTCAAAAATGTGAAGAAAATAAACAAGAAAATAAACAAGAAAATAAACAAGAAAATAAACATTATAGTATATCTATTAAAAGTCGGAAAAAACATAACCAAAAAACATACAGGACTATTAAAAATAAAGAATTACAAGAAGAAAAACCAGAATTACAAGAAGAAAAAATTAAAAAAATTGAAGATGAGATTGAAAATATAGTTAATAAAAATTTTGATATATCTTATCTTCAGACTATTGAAAACATAGAAACCATATTTAATGAATTATCTTCAGGAAGAATTTGCAAAAAAAGTTCATTTGTATCTATAAAAGAACAAAGAAATCTATTAATTGGTAAAATATCTTTAACAGAGTATATTAATATATTGAAAAAACATAATAAAAGATTGAATGATATTTTATTTAAAAAAGATTATGAACATAAAAAAATAAATTTAAACATTTCTTATACTTTAACTCCTTTAGAACAAAGATTGTTAAACTTTTATAATTATTTTAATACAGAAATAGATACCGATGAAATGCAAAGATTTCAACTTGCATTAAAAATAAATACACCTTATTCAAGAAGATATATTCCTTTTGTTTATTCAGACTTTTTTGAACATATTTACAACTACGGTATAGTTGTTTTTTCGATAAAAGAAAATTTAAAGAGAGTTTTAGTAAATCCTTATGGCTTTTCAAATATAGTGTATGTCAATAATGAAAAATCTTTAAAAGAAGATCCTTATAGTTTTTATTGTTTAGAAAAAATCGATGAAGATGGTAGAAGACTATGGAAAATGGAATGTCGTTTATATGAATTTACTAAATTTATATCTCAAAATTTACTTACATATACAATAAATATATTTAGAAAAATATATATGGATATATTTTTAGATAATATATTTAGAAAAGATTATAAGGATAAAGCCGTTATATGCAGACAGGATTGTGAACAAGTTCTTTTCAATATATTAGAATTATCTAATACAAAAACACTTTGTGAAACTATAAGAAAAATTATTTTAAAAAATTGTACAATAGAACCATCAAAATTAGATAAATTTGATTTTACAGCAGATGACAAACTTATTAAAAAACAATTAGCTTCAGATAATGATACAAAAGAACAAAGTATACATTCAATAAAGAGACTTTTTGATAATATATCAAAAGAAGATTGTGAATTTATTATAAATTCACTTTCTGAATAAAATATTTACGATGAAATATTGGCTATAATATCGTATGGCGATTCTCTATAGATATCGTTTTGCTCTTTTTTTATAATATCACTAGGTGATTCTTTATAGAGGTTTTCTGTAAATTTTTTAAGTTGTTTCATATTAGTTTTTGATTTTCTTTTTCTTGATTTTCTTTTTCTTGATTTTCTTTTTGATTTTCTTTTTCTTGATTTTCTGTTTTTAGTATCTGTTTCGTCATTTTTTACAGGTTTAGTGTTGGATACACATTTACATAATTTAATTTTTCCACCTTTATTTAAGGGTATGAATTTATTTTCTAAAAATAATGTATTTTTTAAATTTATAACTTTTATATCATCTTTTGATAATTCCGAATTTTTATATGTACCGTTAAATTTTGATTCGTAATAGTCGTCCCTTGCTTGTTTAAGTGCTTCCTTGTAAGGTAAATTTCTCTCTTTATTCCATTCTTTTACAAAAGAAATATATGCCATTTTTTATATTAAAAAATATAAAAAATATAAAAATTATATTATTCGATATAATATTAAACCAATCAAAATGACAAAAACAATAGTAATAAAAACATAAAATATATTTTTATTACTATTGTTTTTGTCATTTTGATTTTGTTTCATTTCAACAGTTGTGTTTTGTGGTAATTTATATTCAACTTTATCTGAAACAGCATCATATTCAACTTTATCTGAAACAGCATCATAATCAAGTTTACAATCTTCCATACATTGGTTTGATAAACTACTATAATTACATTTTTGTAAACAAGTTTTAAATGCTTGTTCTTTTTGCATACCAGTATTTAACAATATTGGCATAAATCGCGGAACCTGTTGCCAAATAACAGGTAAATACGGAGATTGATGATCACAGCTATCAACACCGTATATTTGTTTCTTTTTGTCTTCTATAAGTTGCAAACAACTTTTTGAACAATCAGGATCCATATTATATACATCGTTTGTGTTGCTAAAAGCGGCGCAAATACCAAAACAAGTATCATTCATACCTTGTATAGAATTTGGTTCATTTTTGTATTTTATACAAGTAGCTTTTACAGGATTTACTTTGTACATTTATTATAGTTAATATAAATTTAACTTTTATAATTATGAAAAAAACTAACAACAGACAAAACAAAAAATATCAAACTTAAACAAAGTAATAATACATATAGTATATTTGTTTTGTGTTCGCAATTCAATCCAGTTATTTCGCCTTTTAAACACTCATTTCCACTCCATATACCACAAGTTTTATTATCTTTAGGCCATTTTAATGAGTTTTCACAATCTTGCTGATTCAACTTTAATTTGCCATTTTGTTCTAGTATAGCCACTAATACAAAACATATTATTGAACATATTAATAATATTGTAGAAGATAAATATTTATACATATTTATTTATATTCAATAAAAAAAATTATTATCCAGAATACGCCCATTGGTGACTGCAATTAACACATCTTGAAAAGGTGGTCATAGGTTCATCGCTCGATCTAGTCTGTTTTTGAACACTCCAAGTTTTTGTTCCGTTGCATTTTGGACATCTTACGACGCCGTCAACAACTTCGAAAGGTTTTACAAGATAATCATCGTGTTCTTGTATTTTTGATTCTATACTATCGTATATTTTGCATTTCCACCCTAATTTACCAGATTTAATATCACAAGCTATATTTTTAAGTTCATTTGGTTGTTGTAAAACTAAGCCTGCAACTTGATATGTATACCAATTGTACAAATCCTGTTTATTATCATTTTCTTCAGTCTGTTCAACCAATTTGTATATATTTTTTTCTAAAATCTCACAATTTTTAGAATGTTTCAATATTACCGAAAAGGCTTTTATACCTTTAGTTCGGTCAATTTGTGAATTACTACTTGTCATAACTTTTAAAATTTATTCAATAAGTTTTATTAAATTTTCAATTTAACTTATAACACAAGAAGAAATTAATTTTCGACCGTATATATCTTTACTTCTATTACATCTATAATATGAATGTTCTGTCCTACCACAACGATAACAACCATTTAAATTTCCATTATTGTAATGTGATGTTTCTTTGCAATTTTCGGATCTATGATTATTTCTACCGCAACGATAACATATAATAGTTTCACAATCTCTTGAATCATGTCCAGTGATACCACAAGTTGTACATTGATTATAATTAAAATATATATTTTTTCGTATATTTAAATAATCTTCAAAAGATAATGAAAAATTATTATATATACCTCCTCTTACATTTTCAATACCATATTTATCCATATAAATAATCACAGTCTTATTTTCATCACTTCTATCTCCTGAAAAAGTCTCAAGAACATCTTTGTAAGCATAAGTTTTTGTCCATTGGCAGTAATTCTTAGATGCATGTTGTTGTATAACAGAAGATAAATCTTCTGTCGTACCTACATAAATCTTGTTATCTTCAAGTTCTAATACATATACTATCATTTTTATTTAATTTTTTAGATTTTTAAAATATAAATTTGATTCTATAAAAAATAATTTTTAATTTTTACTAAAAATGTTAACAAGTGTTGATTCTAAAAAAATAAAATATATAAATTCAAAACCAAATATACTTTCTATTCTTTTAGAAAGGTATCCAGATAAGGATTGGAATTATCATTATTTATCTGAAAACCCGTATGCTATAGAATATATAAAAAATCATCCTGAAATCACTTGGCAATGGGATGAATTAAAATATAATATAAATATAGATATACACACTGTTTTTACATATAGAAATGTAAATTGGGATTGGAAGTTTTTAACAACATTGCCAAATATGACGATGGATATAATAGCAAAATATCCACATCTACCTTGGTATTATAATTGTATATCTGATAATCCTAGTATAACATACAAGGATATTACACGATATCCCAGAATTGCGTGGAATTATAAATCTTTATCTTCTAATACAAATATAACTGAAGATTTTATAAGAAAAAATATTGACCTTGACTGGGATTGGTATTATTTATCAAAAAATCCAAATTTAAGCAAAATGTTTTTGAATGATGATAAATTTAAAAATATATATTCAGATGTCGTTGATATTGATAATATTAATTTATCAGAATATCAAAATTTAACAATAAATATACTTGAAAAATATATAGATAAATGGGATTGGTATTATATATCAGCTATTAACAAGAATCTTACTCCTGAGTTTATAGAAAAATACAAAGAATATTTTGATTTTGTATATTTGTCTCAAAATCCAAGTATAACAGTAGAATTAATAGAAAATAACTTAAATCAAGATTGGTCATGGTATCATATTTTTAAAAATCCAAATATACCTTTAGAATATTCTACCAAAAAACAATCTAATAATATAGATTGGAGACAAGTTTCATTAAATTCAAATATAACATTAGATTTTATAGAAAAAAATATAGATTTCATACATTTTAACTCGTTATCTGGTAATATTTTTTTATGGGATGATATTATATATGAAAAAAGTGTTAAAAATGATATTCAAAAACGAAAGAGTCAGGTAAATAGAGAAATTAAGAATATATTTTATAATGATATTTGTGGTGAAATTTTAAAGTTTGTAGGTTATGATTAGATACAACTTTAAAATTGATTTTTTAATATATAATGAGAATATAGAAGTGTTAAAAAAATTAAACAGATTATTTTATATATGAATATTATAGAACGCATCAGGACGATGTAATAAATACAAATCATAATTTAAAAAATATAAAAATAGAGGATTATTTAATCGTCCTGACGTATGGGGTCCAGCAGGCGTTATATATATTATTTATCAAATTAAATCGTATAGTATATTGATAAAACATATGGAGAATAATAATTATAATGTATTACATTATAATTTATTCACTAACAGTTATCCGTGTATAATTGAAGATGTAGGAGTTACATATATAATGTACTACAACCGAATTAAATTTACAAATAACAAAGATTTTTATGATACAGAAAATTCTATTTGTATACATACAAATAAAACATTAAACATCTTTTCATGAAAGAAGGTTATTAAATCTGTTTATAATGACGATGATACAAAAGTTCCTATATTTTATATTTTATATTATATTTTATACTTATATGAATAAAGGATATTATCATATACAACAACCTTATGAAAATTACCAGTTCAATTTGTTGTTAATAATAAAGGACTTCATAAATTTAACTTTCAAAACCAATAAATATCATATTTTTAATTTAACTTTTTGATTAGGTAATATCTCCAATAAATAGTATTACAAAAATAAAAATGTATCTAAATAAACATTTAATATATAAAAAATGTCAGATTTTTATATATTTAATTGTCCGCATTGTGAAAACTTTATACAAGTTCCTAAAAACGAAGTTAATTGTGCTATTTTTAGACATGGCTATCATTTTATAGAAAGGGATGGAAAAATACATTTAACAACACAAATAAACCCACACTTATCAAAAGAAAATTGTGAAAAACTTGTTCAAAATGGTTTAATAGTTGGTTGTGGTAAACCTTTTCGAATAGTTAAAAATGGAGATATATACAAAGCAGAAATATGTGGATATATCTAAATATATTTATCTTTCAATGTTACAGGTTTTTTCACACTTTTTAAATTTTTTCTTAAAAATATAGGCTAATACAAATGCTAATGCTAATATTAAAAGAATTATAATAGCATAAAAAATCTATTTTATAAGTTGTCTTTTACCACGATTTTACCGACCCTTCCATAATCCCCAGAACCTCTCTCGTGTATGCTTCGACCTTATGTTGGAATAAATTATTATCCCAATTTAAAAAGACGAATACCATTTTCGTATTCTCCAGCTTCTATGCTATCATACGTTTTATATCTATTCCAATATAAATTTATAGCAATACCCATAATAACAGGACCTGTTATACTTAAATCTGAAAATAATTCATATTTTCTTGTGACTATATTTATGATACGACATTTGTAATGAATATATCAAAATTGGATGTTTCGGTTTACAAGCTATAAAGCTTGATAAATAGCGCATTTAGGTCTAAAAGGAGCTTTCAAGTCTACTATACTTACAAATTGATCATTATCTCTTAATATTTCTCTAAATGGTTTTTCAAATAACATATCAATAGCCATATAAACACAGCCATTGATATATAGAATAGCATATCTCCGCAAATCACATTTAAAAGCATCAGGAATAAGAACGTCAAAAGCGTTTGCATAATTTTGTCCGAAATTATCAAGTAGAAATTTATAACAATCTTTAGCATCCCATAGTTCATATTCATAATCGGGATTTAATTTTTTGTTCTTTCAATTAGACTTTTCATCTTATCCGAAAGGTCTTTTGTTCTCCAAGATTGGTATATTTTTTAGGTATTAAACTCATTTTTTATTATATATTGAAATTTTTATAAATTTTTTTATAAAAATTTCAATATATAATAAAATGTCTCAAAGACCTGAAAGAAGACGGAGAATACTCCAGCAGGAAGAAAGATACACACCGTACCGTTTGGTAAATGTGAATAAAAGATTGGAAGAGAATGTGAAACAAATGGAAGAAAAAGAAGAAAAAGAAATGAAAGAAGAAAAATATCAGATTAGTAAATGTTCAAATTTAGAAGAAGATGGAAATATATATGATTTGTACGGTCAACCTGTCGAAGAAAATGATCAAATACAAATTTATCTTGAAAATACTGAAAAACCATATTGTTATAGCAGAAGAGAATTAGAAATATATTTTTTAAAACAACATATAGACGATGAAGATCCTACAGCTGTAGCTATTACAAGTTGGGAAAATGAAGAGACAAAAAAGAGAGATGTTGTATTTAGGTTGATGCCATATAATATATGGATTACAGCAAAATCTGCTTCATTACTTGTTTATTCTGATTATAAAGTATTTAAAACTTATAAGAAGAAAAATATACCAATTGGTAGTCAATTTGGTGTTTCAAGAATACACGGAGAAATGCATGATGTATGGGAAATTAAACCTATCGTTAGAGATAAAAACTGGGAAAACTGGAAAAACTGGAATAAATTAGGATATGTACCAAATATTAATCGAATGTATAATGCAAACCGACAAATATATTACAGAGGTTTAGAATTTCCTGTAGAAGAAGTTGCTAGCAATTATGGTTTATCTGAAGAAGAAATTATACGTAAAAGAAAAGATCGTCTCGAAGATTTATATATTAACCATAACGACAAAGCCGAAGATAGTACTTTACCACAAAGATCGTTATGTCCAGTTTGTTTAAAATATAATGCCAGTACTTTACCACGATGTTCATGGTGTAATAATATTATTGAAAATCAAAGAAATTGTGATAACGACAGAGGTTGTGTAATATCATTCACAAAAATTAAAAAATCTCGTGCTGTAAGAAAATCTGTAAGAAAATCTCGTGCTGTAAGAAAACCTGTAAGAAAATCTGTAAGAAAATCTCGTGCTGTAAGAAAATCTCGTGCTGTAAGAAAATCTGTAAGAAAATCTCGTGCTGTAAGAAAATCTGTAAGAAAATCTCGTGCTGTAAGAAAATCTGTAAGAAAATCTCGTGCTGTAAGAAAACCTGTAAGAAAATCTCGTGCTGTAAGAAAATAATTTTACTTTAAATTTATTAATTTAACATAACATCTTTCACACTTTATACAATCATCCATAGCATCATGTATTTGATTCCATGGTTCTTTATAAAAACAACTATAAAGATCTATTAAACGTGGAAACTTTTTATTTCCACCTCCTATCATTTTATGTCCTTCTAACATAGTGCAATATTCTTTCTTTTTTTGTATCTCATCTACAACTTCTTTAAGACCGCATCTATAACATTCTGATAATAATACATTTTTATCAAAATTTAAATTATGAGCTATGATAGTATCGCAAATTTTAATATCTTCATAAAATATATTAATCATATCTATAAATGGTATTCCTTCTTTTTCAGCTTTTTCTTGTGATATGTGATGTATAATTTCGTTCTTTATAATAAAATTATCTGGTTTAATTATAGTAGTATAACTCTTAATTTCTATATTATCATTATCTAATATTTTATATGCTATTTGAACTATTCTACTGCTTTCATAATATTTTAATTCTTCAGGATGAAAATAGTTATTAAAACTTTTTGTAATAGGAAGACCTGATGTTTCAGTATCAAAAATTAATTTATTCATTTTGTTATTTAATTAATTGTTATAAAAAATAAACATTTCAATTTAATTTTTTTATAACAATAAATGGTACAAGTAATCGATATATTAAAACCACCTGTTATGTCAAAAAACAAAGGTATTAAAATTTATAAAAAATTCAAAGAAAACATATTGAAACAAAGTAAAACACAAAAACTTTCTAAAGATACGAAACGCGTTGTTAAAAACTTAGAGATGCTAAATTATGGAGATATCAAAGAGACTGAAACAATATCTTCAAACTTATATAAAAGTAAACTAATACAATCCCGTATTGCAAAATTGTTAAAAATAAAAAATAGAGAAGAAAAAGGTTGCGCTGGTAGTATACCTAAAAACTTAAAATGGAAACCTAAAATGAGTTTTTGTAAAATGATGAAATATTTCTATTCTGACAATAATGATTCTCATATATATTTTTCTACAAAAAACATTAGTGATGTATCAAAACTAGAAGATTCTAAATTTATATTAAAAAAATATCTAAAAGAAGGTAATTCAGAACCCATATACGACATTAGTAATAATGATATCGAGTTTCCATTATTTATAAAACTAAGACAATTTGTAAATTCTTCTTCTGGATATATTTTATTATCTGGAATAAAATCTAAGCGTCAATTATCAAACACTACATTTTTAAGTAATAAATCATATAAACTTGATTTAGAAGATGTTGTTTTTTGGGGGTATATACAATATAAAAATTACGGTAATGTTTTTAAAATAGTATTGTTTTAATAATTTCACAAGTATTATAACAAAAGATAGTATATATAATTATTACAATCGATTGTTTTAATAATGAAAAGTTGAATTAATATTATAATAACAATCAATAATATTTCACTCATTTTTTATTTAAAAAATTTATGTTTTTAAAAACTTTCATTATTATAATTTTTTATAATTTTAAAATTATCAATTTGTTTTATAATACAAGTTTTACAAAAATTATAAATTGTATTGTTATTAGAAAAACTCAAACAAACTTCTTCAACGCCACATATATCACATATATGTTTTTCAATTATAACAGAATAATTAGAAATTCTTTGAATAGTTGACATTATATTATATTTATTTAATAACTATTTAAATTTATTTTAGTCTGTTTTATACCAAGAAAAATAGGAATTTAATTTATTATCTTTTAACCAAGGATTTTTAAATATTTTTTCATATGCTTCATTATCTTTATCTAGATGTAATATATAATCAATACATTTTTCCCAACTATCATATTGTCTTACATTTATAAAACTGTCTATATTAAAGTGTTTATCAACATTTTTGCATCCAAGATATATAGGTATACTTCCTGCCAGCATTGGATTTGTTATTTTTTCTGATATATAGCCATCTACATATTCATTTTCAAACGCAATTACAAATTTATATTTTGAAAACATTTTATGATTATCGTGGTGACTGTTAGGGTGATCTAATTTCATATTATTTTTACATTTACCCCAAGAATCAACCCTGTTTCCAGACATTTTTTGTAATAATTCAAAAAAATCTTCTCTGTCTGATACACCTTTAAATTTTCTATCACAATTTGAATATACAAAAGCACAAAATTTATTCTTCTCTTTTAATACTTTTGGTTTAATTAAATCGTAAGGTGAAATATTATATTCAGCAAAAGACAAACTATAAGCAGGAACATAAATATATTGTTGTTTATGTTTTGGGTACATTTTAGTAGTTATAACCAAATCTGCATTTATTTGACTATCGTCGTTTGGTTCTCTGTCTATTGTTATTTTTGGTATATCATATATTTTTTGATATTGTTGTGAATTAATATTATCAATTATTATATTTGCTTTTTCAATATCATTTGTAATATATTTTTTAGGAAATATATGAGATATAAAATTAACATCGTAATTTTCTTTTACTAAAACATATTCTTTTACAGGTATAATATCATTCAAGTATTTTAAAAAATTATATATTCCAGGTATATGTATTTCTTCTACCTGATTTTGGTGTAATGTACTTTCTAATGATACATTTGTTGCCATAATTGAAGGGGATATCGTGTATGTTTTTACAATAGAATACAACCATTCATCAATGACACCAAATCTCGGAAAGTTATCTCTTATTCTTTTAATGTGATAAGGATAATTTAAAGTATCTAATATTTTTTTCATTCCAGAACGTGATATAAGATAAGAAACGCAACCGTAATATTCAGGATCATAATCAAGATATTTTATATTTTTATTATTTGTATCTATTTTTAAATTTAAAGAAAATAACTGCAAGCATTCCCAATCTACTGGGGCGTTTTTCACTATTTCTTCGATATTTTGAAAAAATTTATATGGTTCTGTATACACGTCATCTTCGCAAATTATTGCTATTTTATCACCTTTATCATAAGATAAATTTATAGCTTTTATATGAGAAAGAAAACAACCTATTTCTCCAAAAGACATATGTTTGTAATCATTTATAAATTCTATATCTTCTATTTTGCATCCTTTTTTATTTTTTATATTTTTACCAACCAC